TCATTGACTGCCATTTTGAATGCCATTGACAAAATCAACGAACTTATCCAAAGTTTCGACTTCGTATTCTTTAGATAAGTGACCATACGTGTCCATAGTCACGGTAATGGATCCGTGGCGCAGACGAGTTTGCACCTCCTTAAGGTTAGCGCCTGCTTCAATTAAAAAGCTGGCATGCGTGTGCCTGGTTACGTGAATGCCATAAAAAGGCACGTCTGCGTTTTTGGTTGCTCTCCTGAGTTGATAATAAACATCAGACGAAAATACCCAGTCGCCCTCAAGTTTGCTAAAAATAGTGGGCTCGCCTGTTAAGCCAATTGCTAAACGGGCCTTTTTCTTGTACGCTCGCCACGTTTTTAAAATCCTTAATGTTTGCTCATCGACGGGTAACACCGCAACACTTGCTTTTGTTTTAGGCTTACCGACGGTCAGTTTTTTATCAACGAGTTTAAGCGTCTTGTCGATATTCAGAGTTTTAGCCTTAAAATCTATATCGGACCACTCAAGCGCTAAGGCTTCGTTGATACGCAGGCCAGTAAAGAAAAGCAAACGAAACAGCGCGTACATGAAATAACCTTCATAATCAGATTGGTTATCTTTTAGATACGCCATAAGTGTATTAAAATCTTGTTTAGTGTACACCTTAACGCGCTTATGTGCATCCTTTTTAGGTTTAATGACGGACTCCATAGGGTTGATATTTATCAAGTCCATGGTAATGGCGTATTTAAAGATACGACTAGCCTTACATGTCAGTGCTCCGAGCGCTGAGTATTGTAAATACCAATCATTCACCGCCTGCTGACATTCCACCCTTGTGATGTCCTTGATAGGTCGGTCACCAAATTTAGGGTATAGATAGTTTTTCAAGATGTTTTTGGTCCCTTGATATGTTATATCTTGCACGGTTAACTTATAACTTGTTAACCAAAGCTCGGCCACCTCTTTAAAAGTAGTCGGCTCTGTGTTACTATGTTCTTGCATAGATGCCCACGAATCTGCATCAAATTCAGCGAGTAACTGATTGCAGGCACGCTGGGCTTGTTTTTTCGTCTCAAATCCACGCCTTGTGGTCTTGATGCGTTTACCCGTTTTCGGGTCAGTACCAAGATACGCGCTAAACTGCCACGCTTCTTGGCCATTTTTCTTTTGATATTTTTTAAAATTTGCCATTGTTAATCCTCCTAAAGTTTGTCCGGGCGGGGCTTATCTTTAGGGAATATTAGGCAATAAAGGCCCGAGACGCGTTCACTACACTCAGGCCTTTTGCTTGCTACTTATTAAGATTATCTACCGCATATTGTGCTTCCTCTGGGGTAAATTTCTCAAACTCAGAGGTTAGTTGATCTTTAATTGCATCAGGTGACATAGCCATTTTATCCTGATACGATTTAGCTTTTTCTAAGGCATTGGCATTGTAGTCTGCCTTTAAATTATCAACCGCGTACTGAGCTGCTTCCGGAGAAAACTTCTCAAATTCAGAGGTCAGCTGGTCATAAATACCTTGCTTAGACATGTGCATAGTTTTTGAATAGGACTCAGCTTTCTTTAGTGCTGCAGTATATTCAGCAGGCACCGCAGGTTTTTCCTCAGCTTTAGATGATGAAACTGTTGTTTGTTCTGTTTTAACACTGCTTGATGTTGCGTTATCACTTTTGGCTGATGTGTCTGAGCTGCCACACGCAGCCAATAGTAACGCGGTTGAGCAAACTAGCCCTAAACTTAAAATTTTCTTCATTTGTACCACTCCCTGTGATATAATATTGTCAGGCGTATCATATTATATCGGCTAGGGAGTGGCTTACATTTCCTAGCTATTTTTTTATAAAACTACCACACCGACGACTGAAAAATCATCGTAGTCATTGATTTGAATGTCGTCGTATTTTTTATTTAACGATACTAAACGATTACCCATTATTTTCTTAACGTAAGTTTCATTATTTAGTATACAGACGATTATTTGTCCGTCACGTACTTCATGAGTCTTTCTGATAAATAATATTTGGTTATCTTCAAATAATGGTTGCATCGAGTCACCATTTACACGAACGACATAATCATGATTAGGTATCTGACCGTTGTATTCGACTTCTTCTTTTAGTGTTCCGTCTTGCCATTCTCCAGTACCGGCTGATACGACTGCATCAAGATTGAGTGTGGCAGGAAATGGAACGACATTATCGGAAATTGTGTTTTGTTCGTCAAGTTTAGATTTGGCGAAGTCGTAGACGATAGCTTGATTTTCTTCATTTAATCTAAGATAAATATCTTTAATATCTTCTTTTTCATCATCTGTATGCATTTCTAAAATATCGAGTGGGGAAATATTCAACGCACGTGAAAGTAAGATAATCTTGTCACGTCCCATATTTTCGATCATGCCATTTTCCCATTTTCTGACGGTTGACTTTCCAACGCCTATTAAATTGCCAACTTGTTCAAGTGTCATATTCTTTTCAAGTCTTTTTTCCTTTAAAATGTTCATTTCTAACACCTCCTCCTTATGTTTATATTATAATACAAAAGTGTCTTAAAAGCTACAAATATATTTGTTTTACTATAAAAATATTTTGTATTAAAAAAAAGTGTCCGAAAATACACTTTTAGTATTGACTTATGATTTTAGTGGTGGTATATTGAAAGTGTCCTAAATGACACAAAGGAGTTGAGAAATCATGAAAAGCAATGTTTTGATGGCAAAATTGAAGTTGCTGAACAAAAATATCGATTGGCTAGTAGCTGAAATGGCTAAAGTCGGTGAGATGACTACACGCTCGACAGTTTACAAAAAGCTACGTGGCGAATCGGAATTTACAGCCGGCGAAATCAAAGCTATAAGCAAGGTAATGAATTTGTCGGCAGATGAAACAATGGATATTTTTTTTGCTGAGTTGGTGTCTTAAAAGACACAAAATCATAAGGAGGTGAAATCATGAACGAACTTTCAACTGACCTAAATGTAATTACCGCTGAAATAAATTCGTTTAAACAGATTGCTGGTCAATCGATTTGGGAAATTGGTAGGCGGTTAAATTACGTGAAAGAGTATGATTTAGCACACGGTGAGTTTATGAAATGGCTAGATTCGATTGGTTTTGAACATACCGAAGCTAAGAGATTTATGAAAGTTGCTAAGGAGTTGCCAAATAGTGACACGTGGCACCATTTAGGGAATAGGGCACTTTATCTAATAGCCACACTACCAGAAGAAGAACGTGAGAAAGAGCACACGACTTCCAAAGGAGAAACAAAAACAGTAGATGAAATGACTGTTCGTGAGTTGCAAGAACTCAAAAAACAACTCAAAGAAAAAGAAAAGCAAATTCAAAATCTATCTGATGTAGCAAGTGATTTAGATGAAAAATTATCGCAAGAGCGACTTAACAAGAAAGAGAAGATTGTAGAAAAAGTCATTGAAAAAATTCCAGATGATTACGAGCAACTAAAATCATCCGACAATGACAAGACAATCAAAATCAATGATTTAACTCGTGAAAATGACTTGCTTAAGCAGAAAATCAAACGGCGTAATGATATTGAATTGGCAGAAGAGAAGCAAGCATTGCTACAAGAAAAACAGTTAGAGCGTATTCAACGTGAAGCTGATATCGATGTCTATAAATTGATAATAAACATCAATAAGTTTGTAGAAGCACAAGCGAATTACCAAAACGATAATCAAATCATTTCAACCGCTACAAAGGACGCAAAAGATAAGCTGCTGCAAGCAATTGAACGTACAGAAAAAATGTTTAATCAAATGAAAAAAGAAATAGGAGGAGAAGTAACATGGGTAATCAATTAGCAGAAAAGGAACGTACAACAGGAATCGCGTTGATTCATACGTTGCAAACACAGCAAAACCAAGGTCAAGCTTTAATTCAAGCGCTGGAAAAAGTCTACGAAATCGAAGATAAAATGACTGATTTTGAAAGCAAACTAGATGAGGCTAGAGCGTTAGTAAACGACGCAACCAAGCAAATCACAATCAATTATGAAGAACAAAAAGAAGTGCAATCAATCGTCGCTAAAATAGCACAAGTAGCTACGGAAGAACACGAAAAGAAACTAGGTGAGAAATTTAGCAATAATCTATTTAAAGCGTGGAAAGGTCGCTTCATTAATCTTGTATATAAATATATCAAACGACGCATGAATGTAGTCAGATATACAGCGGTTAAACGTATCGATTTTAACGAGTTAAAGATGTACCTGGATACATTAAATTACTACGTATTTACCGAGAGTGAACTGCGACCTACACCAGGTATTTTGAATGTGCTGAAACTAGAAGAAACAGCTTAGGAGTTGATAACCATGCAACTACTCATAACACAATTGTTATCTGCGTTAGATAACTATATCAGGAAAGTGATACGTGAAGAAGTCGGCGCTGTGATCAAAGCGAGTCAAACGACGGATGCATATCCTCAAAAAGAAACAGCTCAAATATTGGGCATGAGCGAGGCAACACTTATCAAAAAGCGTAAACAAGGCATGATACGAGCCTATGAAAGCGGCAGACATGTCATGTATACGCAATCGGAAATAAATAAATTCAGAGAAGAAAACACGATTTAGTCCGGGCGGGGCTTAGTTTGGAGGAACCGATATGAAAAGATTAGTGGCTGATGAAAAGCTAGGGGCTAAATACAAGATACGCAGGTGGCAGTTAATTGCCTACCTTGAGGCGATTATCATTATTGAGTTGGTAATCTTATTGCTACTTAAGTAAAGGAGGTGATTGGAATGGATAAGTACGAAATTTTTAAAGAAAAAATGAAAGACTTGCGTCGCGATGCAGAAGCTGCTGACATCAATTTCATGGCTTGCTGCCAGGCAGATGATGACTTTGACGGAATGAGCTGTGTCGCAAGATGCTCAAAAAATGGGTTGGCGATGTTTATCCTTAATTTACTGCAAGAACATTTTGATACAGCAGAAATCGCGATGATAGCAGGCATGGTGCTAAGTGAAAAAGCGGAAAAAGAGTCAGCCACTAAGGACTAACTCTTTTGAAAAATTTTAACTAATACCATTATATCAAGGATGCTCACCGAGAAAAGAAAGGTGACGAACGATAAATGAGGAGGTGGATAAAATGAAAACAAAAAAATATGAAATTGAAGGCATTACTTTAAACGTTGACGAAAAATTTGCGACATTATTTATCGAAGGAGCAGCATTTACAGCTATCACTTTAAAAAAAGAACTTCTTGATAAATACGCCGAGAGTTATATCGCTGACAATTTTAAAATGTCCGAAGATGGATGGGTAAGAAAGGCGGAAGAAGATGGAAAAGAAACAAACTTATAAAAAAATAGCCACCTGCGTTAACAAGTGGCATGAAAGGAAGTATCTTATATGGCTATTTTAAAACTAAAGAACGTGAATTACAAGGATTTCAAAGGAATTACACATTTCGAATTTGAAATCGAAGAGAGAAATGCAGTTGTTGCTGGTCAAAACGGAACCGGAAAGACAACCTTGCTTGATGGTTGGTTGTGGTTGCTTTTAGGCAAAGACTCACGAGGATCCAAACTGAATCCAAAACCGCTGGACGTGAATAATCAAGAAAAATTGGGACTTGAACCTACAGTCGAGGCGGTCGCTATCCTAAACGGGAAAGAAGTCAAACTGAAAAAAGCCCAGCAAGAAAAATGGACTCAACCGCGTGGCCAACTCGAAAAAGAACGAGGTAATGATACCAATAAATATTTTATCGACGACGTCCCGGTAAAAGAAAAAGAATTTAAAGAATTCGTCGGTAAAATCTGCGAAGAAGAATTAGTCAGAATTTTATCGGACTCAACCTACTTTATGACATTAAAATGGGAAAAACGTCGACAATATCTGATGCAACTAGCAAGAATCAGTGAACAAGAAATCGTCGAGCAAGTAGGTGGCCAAGATTTGGTTGAGTTGTTAGACGGGAAAACTGCCGAGGAACGCTTGAAAATTGTTAAAGCTCAAATCGCAGAAGTGAAGCGAAATATCGAAGGACTACCAGCTAAAATCCAAGAGAACAGCGACATGCAACAGCAACTCCGCGAGAGTCTTGGGAATTATGAGTCTATAATCGACAAACAAAACTCGCTTATCGCCGAGCTTAAGAAAACTGAAAAGGAACATCTCACTAAAATTTCAGCTGATCCGATGGCCGATGCAAAAAAAGAATTAATACGCCTTGAGATGAAACTGTCCGAGGCAAGAAATAGCCACACGACTAGGTGGCAAGCTGAAGTGAATATTTTGCAAAAGGAAGTTTTTGAAAAGCAGGCAAAATTAACAAGAATCAGCGACGCGATGGAAGAAAAGCAGAGAACTGCTTTAAATCGCGAAGCAGAAGTCGAGCGTTTAACCAATTTAATCAAAGCAGCAAGAAGTGAATGGGCTGAAGTTAAAGGCGCAAATTTTGATGAGCATCTCGAATTTTGTCCAACTTGCAAACAAAAATTGCCTGAAGAAAATATCGAACAATTGGTGGCCGACTTTAATCAAAATAAAGCTGAAAAATTGGAAAATATCCAAAAATCAGGTGAGAAATATAAAAAGCAATTGCTTACCGCTAAGGCCGAGCTTGAGTCATTAACTCAAGATATTAGTAAGCTAAGCGCAGATTTTAGCGACAAAAAAGATGAGTATGACATCGCTAAAGAAAATCTTGATGAGTTAATCTCAAGCGTTCCGACGTTTGAAAGCACAGAGGAATATCAGTCAATCTCAAAAGAAATTGATGCATGCAAGTCACAGATCAATCAAGAAGCAGTGTCCGTCGATACTCACGAAACTCAGCAAAAGATTGTAAGTATTAGAAAAGAATTGACGGAAATCACTAAAGCACTCGGCCGATTTGATGACTTGAAACGTTATGACATTCGCATCGAAGAATTGCGTGAAGAAGATAAGAAACTGAAAATACAAAATGCCGAGCTGAACAAGCAAAAATTTATGCTCGAAGAATACACGCGTAATAAAATTAAACTTCTTGAAGATAGCATCAACAGCAAGTTTAAATTAGTCAAATTTAAGCTGTTTAAACAATTAAAAAATGGCGGCTACGAAGAATGCTGCGAAGCGACTTATAACGGAGTCGAATATAACGCAGGGCTAAACACTGGAGCGCGCATCAACTGCGACCTAGATATTATTAACACGTTTAGCAATGAGTTAGATATTAAATTACCGCTATTTATTGACAATACAGAAAGTGTAACAGATTTAGAAAAACCCGATACACAGATTATCGAGTTAAAAGTGACAAATAATCAAAACTTGGAGGTAACTTACCATGACTAATGAAGTGCAAATTTATAAATCAGGATTAGCAAAAGCAAATGATGTTTACTTACCACAAATCAAGCAGCAGCTGGCCGACCACGCCATTGCGATGAACGATTACCAAAAGACATGCGTATTAAACGCGATGACAGCTATTAACGAGGTGATTGTTAAAGACGGTATTGATTACAACAATTTAGATCAGTCAAATATCACTAAGACGCTGTTAAACGTCGCTGCACTAGAATTAAACGCAGCCGCTACTCCGCGCGAGGTGTATTTCATCACTCGGAATCAAACACAAGGAGGGCAGAAAGTCAAAGTAATCGAAATGGGAATTGAAGGCGATGGAAACGACGCTATATTAACGCGCTTCGGTCGCAATGTGAAAAAACTTCATAAATTTTGGGAAGTCAGAGAAAATGATGACTTTAGCTATCCAAGTTTTAACGGATTAGAAATGACGCCGCCTAAATGGTCGCCAAAAGGTAGAGGGAAAGTCGTAAAAGTCGTATATCCTATCGAGTTAACAGACGGAACGATTGAGTATCATATCGCTGAGCGTGAGGACGTTAAACGTAATTTGTTGGCTCACATGTTTAACAATTTAATGTGGGATAAATCAAAGGCGGACAAGAAGAATAAAATTAAAGAATTCGCCGAAGAGCATACTTTAGACGAAATCTTAGACAGCGAGGAAATGCAGACACTTGGTAATATCAGCCCAGCTTGGAAAGAACCACAAAGTCGTGAGGCGATGATTGTTAGAAAAATGCGAAATAACATTACTAAGAAAGTGCCGAAAGATTTTAGTAACGCGTATATCGAGAGTGCTGTTCAGCAGGTCGAAGATGAAGCGGCAGAGCGACAATACGAAATTAAACAGGCTGAGGTTATCGAAGAAATTACCACGAATGCAAACAGCGAAGATTTTGAGATTGAAGAAAAGCCTGATGATAGAGAAAAGAATAAAACTGTTGAAACTGAAGGAAAGCATGAAACTGCATCTATCACAGACGCTGCAGATGAAATTTTAAATCAAAGCGAAACTCCAAAAGATGCAGAAGAGCATGAAGAAGTAGATATTTTCGAAGAGGAGGATGAATACCCATTTTAAGCATTAAAGTAATAGGCTCTGGCAGCAGTGGGAATGGCTATCTTATAGATGATGGCCAGTCCATGCTAGCCATAGAGTGTGGTGTAAGATTTATGGATTTTTGTAAAAAAGCTAATTTTGAATTAAGTAGACTGGATGGCATTTTAATTAGCCACGAGCATCGTGATCACTGCCGACATGTTAAACAATTTTTAGACAATACATTTTGCGATGTGTACGCTACAGCCGGCACGATAAACGCGATGCAAAGCGATAAAGCGTTAAAGATTACTATGCTGGACTATTACCGATTTAAAGCACTAGCATTTAGACGTCCGGTAGAGGTTGGTCACTGGGCCATCACCGCTTTTGAAACGCAGCACGACGCTGCAGAGCCTTGTGGTTTTTTGATTGATAACGATATTACCGGCGAGCGCATCTTATTCGCGACTGACTCGTATTACATCAAGTATCGATTTAAAAACATCACGCATTTGATGATAGAGGCAAATTACAGTGACGAAGTAGTAGCGGATAAGATGTCAAAGGGGTTTGACATAAAACGAAAATCTCGCCTTATTGAATCGCATATGAGCATAGATACAGCACTAGATTTTATTAAAGCGAATAAATCTGACAAGCTTCAGGAAATTTACCTGCTGCATCTGTCAGATAGTAACTCGAGAGCATTAGAGTTTAAAAATAGGGCTCAACGTATAGCAGGCGTCCCGGTATACATTGCTTAGGAGGTGATTTTAATGAGTAACAAAGGAGGATGGATAAAGTTATACAGGGAGCTGCTGGACAAGCCGATTTGGTTTGAGTCAACGCCTGAGCAAAAGGTTATTCTGATTACCTTGTTACTCATGGCCAATCATGATGGCAGGCAATGGGAGTGGCAAGGTCAGCAGTATTATGCTGGGCCAGGACAATTTGTGACTTCTTTAGCAAAAATCGCCGAGAAAGCCGGTCCTGGAATCTCAATTAAGAATGTAAGAACTGCTTTAGCAAGATTTGAAAAATACGAATTCTTGGCAAACCAATCGACAAAGAGAAATAGGCTTATAACTATTAATAATTGGGCATTTTACCAAGATAAAGATTATCAAGGTGGCAAAGAGACTGGCAAAGAGGTGGCAAAGACCTGGCAAAGAGGTGGCAAAGACCTGGCAACTAACAAGAATGTAAGAAATAAAGAATGTAAGAATAAAGAAATAGAAGAACATGAAGAAGATGGCGGCTGGAAGAAAATCATGCAACTATACGAAGAACTTTTCGGAGTTGCCAATTCCATCAATATACAAAACCTGAATTACTGGTGTCAGGATCTATCGCCTGAGTTGGTATACGAAGCCTTGAAAGTATCGGCGCGTGCAAATGCAAATAATTTTAAATATACCGAACGTGTCATGCAAAGCTGGGAACAAGCAGGTGTTAAGAATTTGAAAGATGTCGAAGCGTACACGAAACGATTTGAAAAGAGTAAGAACTATCAAAAGTCAGCTAAAGGTTATGACAACGACATAGAGCTGCCATTTTAGGAGGTTAAATCATGGATATTGCAAACATGATGGGAAGGTTGAGATACACGAAAGAGCGATGCCCTATACATGATGTCCCATTAATTTATATGGCTGGCCTGGAAGTCAATGGTAAATCACTCGAACCATTCTGTCCAGAGTGCAATCGTGAAAAAGTCAATCAGCAAGAAGAACAAGATACGACTGAAAGAGTAGCCAAGAAACGCAAGGAACGCACATACGGAATGCTAAAGCGTAGTTCGATTGTTGGAAATGACAAGATGTTTAGCAAGACGTTTGATAATTTCGACGTGACTTGCAATGAAACGCAAAAGGTTAAGATGCAAGCTATGAGAATTGCTGAAAGCTATTTAGCTAGAGAAGAATTTAATTGCATCTTAACCGGCCAACCAGGTACAGGTAAAAGTCACTTAGCTATGGCAATTTTACAAGAAGTAAATGAACATGCAGAACCTTACATGAGTTGTTTGTTTGTCAGTCTAATTGATTTGTTAGCTGAAATTAGAGATAGCTTTAATAGCAGTACAGAGGGAATTACTGAGGCTCAAGCAAAAAGATTATTAAAAAGTGCAGATTTATTGGTTATTGATGATTTAGGTAGCGAATCAAGTTTTGGCAGTGAAAACAATCAAGCAAGCGACTTTGTTCAAAGGGTGCTATTTCAAATTCTGAATGCTAGATCCAGAACAATCATTACTACAAATTTAAGCGGTCAAGAATTAAAACAAGTTTATAATCCTAAAATTATAAGCAGATTGCTGGAAAATTCAGAAAGTGAACATTTTATAAACATGACAGGAATCAAGGATAACAGGAGGAAATTTTGATGTTAGTTAATCAAGGAATGGGCGTTTTTAAATTCGTAGCTGAACCTGTGACAGAAGAAAGACGCAAGGAAAGTCAAAGAGAATTAGAGCGAATTATTGAAGAAGCTAGCAAATATCTTGGAAATGAGGTTGTTCATGAGCAAGTACAAAAATAAAAAAGTCGTAGTTGATGGATTCAACTTTGACTCGAAAGCTGAAGCAAGATATTACCAAAAACTCAGAGATAGTGGCGAGTCATTCTCGTCGCTATCAAACGAATACTGGGAGATGCAAAAGTCAATACCAGTGTTACCAGCGTATGTATTGCCTAACGGCCGAAAAATCCAGGCAATCAAATACAAAGCCGATTTTGTCAAATATCGAGACGGAGAAATAGTTAAGGTGGTTGATGTCAAAGGCTACCAGGACAATACATCAAAGCTGAAGATGAAAATGTTTAGCTACGTGTACAGATACGAAGTTGTATTTGCCAAATACGACAGGAAGACAGACACATTTGAGGAAATGAGCTGTTTTGAGAGCCTACGCAGACAAAACCAAAGGGCAAAATTAAGACGTGAGAAAAAGAAAATGGAGGAATTATCATGATTAATAACGTAACATTAGTTGGTCGACTAACTAAAGATATCGACCTTAAATATACATCGAATGGACTGGCAGTAGCACAATTTACATTGGCCGTCGGACGAGACTTTGCTAATCAAAATGGCGAAAGAGAAACAGATTTTATTAATTGTGTAATGTGGAGAAAGTCGGCTGAAACATTAGCAAATTACGCCAAAAAGGGCAGTTTGATTGGCGTGGTCGGACGTATTCAAACAAGGTCATACGATAATCAAGAAGGTCAAAGAGTATATGTAACAGAAGTCAATGCAGAAAGATTTAACTTTTTAGAAAAGAAAGCAGAAAACACACAAGCAAACAACCAACCGTCATTTAGTAAGCCACAAGCATCAAGCAATCAACAAAATCCGTTAGGTGGTCAAACGCTCACGATTAACGCAGATGACCTACCGTTTTAAGCAAAAAGGAGACAAGAGATATGGAATAATCAGTTAATGCGAGCGTGGAATAAAACGAAGAAAGATGTGAGAGAATGTGGACAAAGACATAATCAAAATATTTTGGGAAAACGTAGACTGGCACAGAAAAAATAAAAATATACCATGGAGTGCCTTTTATTCTGGCGCCGATGGTGTGAAAAAGATGAAAAATCATGAGTTGAATGTGACGTTGAAAAAGGTTCAAGAGATAGCAAATAAATTAGATATTGACGACTACACAATACTGTTCGAAAGGGGTTACGACTGATGCCGACAGCCGAGTATTACCAAGCAATTGAATTATTAAACAGTAAACACGAAGATAATTGGGTAATTGCTATGGAGATGTGCAGCGAAGAAGAAAAGAAATTTATTAACGAATCAATCCAAGAAATGCAAGATATTCAACTAGTACGAGAATTTTTGGAAGATATGGAAGGTAAGTATGAATTGATTGAGGTGGAAGAATGAGATTGATTAAGCTGACAGAAGAGAGACAAATACGAACACGGAATACCGAAACACAAGAAACGAACACACATACCGTTTTCAAAGAGATATATTTCAACGCAGACAAAATCGAGAATTTCACTCAATCAGACGGTATAACTTATTTGTGGATGCGTAGTGCTGTACACGAAGTAGTGGAAACGCCCGAAGAAATAATACAGCTTATCAAACAAGCAAAGGAGATTTAAATGTTAAAAACTGGATTTACAGATGTAGAAAGTATTTTATTTGAACAGCTGGAGCGCTTAAATGATTTAACGCCAGAAGAAATAAATACCGATTTAGGAAAAGCAGAATTAAAACGTTCATACGCAGTACAAAAAACAGCACGTGAAATTATAAACGTGAAAGCAACAGCGATACGAGCAATGGAAATAATGGATAGAGCGGGTATTGCTATGGAAGAACCGAAAATGTTGAGATTGGAGTAAGAAAATGACAAAACGTGATATTGTAGATATTTATTTAGAATGTGGAGATTTTCATCAAGCAGTAAAAGAGAGTGGATTGCCAGTACACGTTGCGCATATAAAGTTATTAAAAAGCGGTGTGTTAAAAATTCAAGATAAAATCAATTATGGCAGTCGTGCTGCGAAACTAGGCGGAAAAGCTGAAGAGATGTTTCAGAAGTATGTGCCAGACGCCATTGACGCTAATACGAATTTTAAAAAGAATAATCCAATCTATGATTTTTATTTTAAGAACGTGACTATTGATGTGAAGTACAGTTCATTACTGAATCGTTCTAAAAGTAAACAATGGAGTATCCGAGTAAAAGGAGAACAAGATTTTATCTGTGCATTTTTAGAGAGTGAAAAATCATGTGAGTTGGATAATCCGTATTGCTTATTAATCCCTACAGCGTTTTTTGACCAAAAAGATTGTGTGACTTTAACGGAGTCAGGAATGTATTTCCAAGAATTTCAGATTGATCCAGATAAATTGCAAGAAACGTTAGAAAGTTATGTTGAATTAAGAAAAGAAGGATTGTTTTAATGATTATCTTTTTAGACGGAAATCCAGGTAATTTAAGTAAAGATAATCTTTTAGATGTATCTCCGCAAGAATTACGGATGTTGTATAAGGAACATAAGAAAATGAAGATTAGAAACTATGCTGAAATTACAAAAATTAGCTTATTGAATATTAAGTTAGAGTTATTGATTGAAGAAAAATGTAAACTAAAAGAAGCAGCTATGAATAAACACCAGAAGAAATCATTGAATTAATGGAAAATGCAAAGGAGATTTAATATGAACACATTAACAATCATTTTAATCGTATTGACTGTTGTATTACTAATCGCTAATATCGTGATGTTTACGATAGAACGTACAACAAAGCCGACTGCTCCTAATCGCAAATCAAAAGCGATTGTGGCTGATGATGTAGAAACACTTTTAATCAAAACAGAAATGATTATTAACTCGCTTAATGTAATTAGTGTTGAATATCAAAAAATAGATGATGATATGTACATGATGAATTTTGTATACACGGAGGACTAACGTTTTGGACAAAATCATATCAAGTTACTTAGAATATAAATTTAAGCATTATCCTAAATATCCTAGTGAGATTGCTAAGCGACGAATGGAATTAGAATACAAGGATGAAGTGGATGAATCCTTATCGACAAGTAAATCAAACTACGGCAATCATGAAGAGAATAAACGGATTAAAATTTTAGATGATGCGAAAATAAATGAGTGTTATAAATTTTATAAGGCAGTCGAGAAAACTTTGTCTATGTTACCGAATGACAAACGAGAAACGATTAATGAAAGATACTGGGGTGAACATTCATACAAATCGTGGAAAGAATTTGCAGACGCTACACATATTTCAATTAGTAGTGCGTATCGACTAAGAGATGAAGTATTAGCAATCTTTGCAGAAATTGTTGGCGAGTATTAAAGTTGGGACAAAATCGTATAGTATTTTCACGATTTAAGTATTATTATGATAGCATAAGGTTTTAAGGGAAAGGGTAGTGTATATCCTTGGTAATCCTCCTTATGGTTCCCATTCCATATACCTCAATACCTAGGCATCCACAGAACGTGGGTGTCTTTTATTTTGCAGAAAGGACTGATGAAAATGTTGCTATTAAAATTAATCGGTTATGCATTTGGAATATTAATCCTAGTAGCTATCGTATGTATGATAGCAGCTATCATCATGGCTACCTTTGATGAGAGTAAGCACGACTGATTTAAAGACCAAAGAAGGTCGGCGAAAGTTTTACAACTCTGTTGAGTGGCGAGCGTTGCGTGATGAACGTAAGATGCTAGACCATTATGAGTGTCAATGGTGCGCGAACGAAGGATATGTCAATGTGGGTAATGATCCAGAACGAGGAGTGTTGGAGGTCGACCATATCATAGAGGTGTCGGAGCGTCCAGACCTTGCTTACGACTTGGATAACACTCGGACGCTGTGCAAGTATCATCATAACCAAAGACATCATAGGTTTCAGTTTAGGTCAAATAACAAAAATAATAAAATTACATTTAGAAAATCAGAGTGGTGGGGAAAATAGCGCCCCCCATGTAAAAGAATTTGATAAAATAACGAAGTCAGGAACCGGTGGGAGGGGTCAACTGTCAGGAAATGCGCCTTAATATGCGCGTAACCCCACCATATCAAGAATAGAAAGGAGCAAAGTGGAAATGAACGACTTAGAAAAATTTGAAAAAGAAGTCAAAAAAGAGAAGAATCGGCTGACTAAATTGTTCAAAGGAAATGTTCAAAACAATCAGATGAAGCTGATTGAAGGACTGATTATCCAAGCGAGCCGATTAAGAATTTTAATGAACGATGCTTGGATAGACATTTGCGAAAATGGTCGATACGAATATTTTTCTCAATCCGAAAAAACAGAACCGTATGAACGCGAGCGACCGATTGTTAAACAATTTGCCACTTATGATAAGTCCTATCAGGCAATCATCAAACAATTGGCTAGTTACTTACCGCCAGAAGTCGAAGATAAATTAAAAGAAAACGCTCCGGTAGGAAGTGACCTATTATGATCAGCCATCCGTTAATTGATGAATATATAGAATTGTGGCAGAGTGGAAAAATTACTTTAAACAAAGAACGAATCATTCTGATTGAATATCTACAGAAATACATTCTAACTCGTGATGATGTGTATTTTGATAATGATTTAATCAAAAAATACGTTCGCTTTGCTGAAAAGAATTTCTTCCCATTGGCAAAATATCAAAAGTTTATTACGCCGTTTATGTTTCTGTTCCAAAAGTCAGATGGCGAACCATTCTTCGATGAGTTTTTCATCACACTTGCTCGGGGCGGTGGGAAGAACGGATTTATGTCTACTAGAGATATGTTTTTCATCTCGCCACTTTATCCAGTACGTGGATATAACGTGACAATTACCGCTAACTCGGAAGACCAGGCAAAAGTCAGCTTTAAAGAAGTCTATGATGTGGCTATTACGAAATCGTTGGAAAATCATTTTTATTTGACTAAGACTTTGATTTTAGGAAAGGCCAATACAAGCGAGTTTAAATATCGGACTAACAATCCGAAAACGATGGACTCCGCTCGTGATGGTTGCCTTGAATTTGACGAAATACACGGTTTTGAAAATCAAGATGCCGTAGATATTCAAATGTCAGGGCTTGGAAAGATTGCCCACTCAAGAACGTTTTACAACGGTACCAACGGATATGTACGTGATGGATTTTATGACAAGTTGACTGAACGTTCGATGAATTTGTTAAAAGGCGAATCCAAAGACGATATTCACTTGTTTCCATTCATCTGTAAGTTAGACCATCCAGACGAAGTAGAAGACTCTAGTAATTGGTCAAAGGCAAATCCAATGTTTGATGAAGATACACCTTATGCTAAACGATTATTTAACAAGGTCATGAAAGCATGGAAATCTTTGGATGCAGAGCCTAGTAGACGAAAAGAATTTATGACCAAGCGGATGAACATGACGACTGCCGATGCAGAAAAAGATGTCACTAGTCGTCAGAAATTATTAGCTACTCAAAGGAATATTCCTTACGATTTTCGTGGGTCATCTTGTGTGGTTGGATTAGACTTCGCAAGTATCAAAGACTTCGCAACTGTTGGAATGTTGTTTAAATACGGCGATGAGTACGTTTGGAAAGAACACTCATTCGCTAGAAAACAAGCGATTAAAGAATTTGCGATGAAACCTCCATTTGATGAGTGGGAAGAAAAAGGAATTATCACATTAGTCGATGGACCGTCAATTGACCCACACTTAATCGTGGATAAAATCAACGAATGGCGAAATCAAGGATACGTAATTGATATCGTGGTCGGCGATAGTTTCCGCATGGATTTGATTAAACCATTACTAGAAGAAAATGGCTATGAGTATGAATTTTTAAGAAATCCTGGTGGCGTACAATCAAAAGTTGCGCCGATTATTGAAGATGGATTTGAAAATGAACGCTTTATTTTTGGTGATGACCCATCCATGCTTTGGTATGTCGATAATACCTACACGAAACAAGATGGGAATGGAAATATACGCTATTTGAAAAAAGAACCAGTCCGACGCAAGACAGACGGTTTCCACGCTTTTATTGCTGCATTGTATAAGCGCGAAATTTTAGTGGAAGACTCGATGGCTGACTTGCTAGGCATGGTTAATAGTTTGGAGTTTTAAAGGCGGTGAATGAATGTTAAGCTATCAAGATTATTATGACTGTTGCGAAAATGTCCGACAGCATTCGCAATTTGAACGCTATTTGTCTGAAATTGTATTAGATAAACAGCGACGCGAACAATTTTATGACAAGCTACATGAGAAGTTAGTCGATAGTGGTTCTTTTAATTTAGGAGTCGATACGTTTAAACCCTATTTTGAAATCTACAGCGCTGAACGGAAAACGAATCAGCAAGATTATACGCCAGATGCAGTCGCTACACTTATATCGGCTATCACAAGAACGGAAAAGTTAGGTAATTGGTCAGCGTATGATGCAACAGCTGGAACGGGTGCGTTGATTATCGCAAAATGGCAAGATGACCGAGTGAACGAGTCGCCTTTTAGTTATGCGCCACATAGATATCTTTACGGTTGTGAAGAATTAGCAGACAACGCTATTCCTTATCTCATTCACAATTTGGCTTTTCGTGGAATGAACGCAATCGTCATTCATGGCGATACACTCACGCGAAAAGCAAGGCAGATATATTTCATTCAAAATAGCAAAGATGATTATCAAGCATATTCTGATGTAAACGTCATGCCACATACAGAAGATGTGATGAAACAATTTAATATTATTGAGTTTGAAGAAGAAGCAATTGACCATATCGAATCGGAAAGTGTCATTGCTTCTTTTGCGTTACCTATGAAAAAAAATAATCGTAATATTAATAAGTTCCCACAATTTAGCGAACGCCCAAAAGCGTGGTGGGTAAATCGTCCAAGAATCAGACATATCGCAAAAGTGGAACGCGCCAAGAAGGACAAGATTTACCCGAAAAATTCGATAGTGATACAGATATCGGCAACCAAGGGACAAGTGGGTTTGCTAAAATCGTCTGGTAAAGTAGGCAGTCAATACGCAGTTATCTATGACACGATACCGCCTGGCGAATGGCTATTTTACTATTTAAAAACTATTACGCCTTGGTGGTTTCATCGAGTGCAAGAAGGGCTGAACATCAAATTAGAAGATGTGGAGAATATACCGCTCCACTATTTTTAATCGAAAGGAGGTGGGAATGTGGGAATTTTTGATTGGCTGTTTGGCAATCGAGAAGCGCAGATAGCTAGCTCAATTGAAGAAATCCTTGCTTTTGAAGAACAAGTGGATGCCTTGTATATGAAGCAACTTGCTTTAGATGTCAACGCTGAATTTTTAGCTAGAGCATTTAGCCAGTCGACTTTTAAGATACGCACGAATAATCGGTCCGACCCAACGAATTATCAAAAGAGCGTTGAGTATCTTTTAAATACACGCCCTAATTTAGACCAAGCGTCACCAGAATTTTGGCATAGCGTCATTTACCGATTGATTACCAAAAATGAAGTGTTAATCATTAAGACAGATGATGACCAATTACTAATAGCTGACTCATGGTATCGCAAAGAATACGCCGTGTACGCTGATACATTTTCGAATGTAGTCGTTAAAGATTACGAGTATAAGCGGACTTTTAACGCTGATGAAGTCATTTATTTAAAATACACAAATACGAGTTTAAGCCACTACATCAACGGAATGTATAAGGATTTTAACGACTTATACAATCGGATGTATGAAGCAGCTAAACGTAATAGTCAGATACGTGGAATTTTAAAAACAGTCGGCGGTAATCTGTATCAGGATGAAGCGACTTTAGATTTATTGCAAACGTATATTGACAAGCTTTTTAAATCGTTTAGCACGAATGATGTGTCGGTAGTCAATGTACCGAATAAGCTAGAGTATAGCGAGATGACCAATAAAGTCGGAAACAGTACGCAATCAGTTGAAGAATTAAAAGCATGGAAACGGCAGTACATTGATGATGTATCTGATTTACTGGGAATACCGACTAAATTGTTACATGGCGATATTGGCGAGTTAGAACAAGCACAAGAAATTTTTAACGCGTATTGCTTAGGACCGCTGGTTAAGAAAGTTGAAGGCGAATTAAATGCGAAGTTTCTAACGGAGTCAGAAATCAAAAGCGGAATAGCCATTAATGTAATTGGAATTAATCGACGTGATTTATTTGATTTAGCAGAAGCAATCGATAAGTTGATTGCTAGTGGTGCATTTAATCGTAATGAAATCCGAAAAGAGTTAGACTATGACGCAATCGAAAATGGTGATGAATATTACATTACCAAGAATTACGAAAAGGAGGTGAACGCGAATGAAAATCAAACTTAATGGAACAGTCATTGATGGTGACGATGCATTTATCTATGAATGGTTGGGTATCCCACATATCTCATCGGCGCAATTGAATAATCTACCAACTAATGGCGAAGATTTAGAAATCGAATTAAACTCCTACGGTGGTAGCGTATTTGCTGGGAGTGAGATTTACACGATTTTAAAATCATACCCAGGCAAAGTAACGATTACCGTTACAGGAATTGCTGCTAGTGCTGCATCAGTTATTGCTATGGCAGCAGATGTGGTTAAAATATCTCCAACCGCTCAATTGATGTTGCATAACGCCTGGACAACAGCCAGCGGCAATGCTTCTGACTTTGAAAAAGAAGCAGAAGTCTTACGAGGCGTGAACGAATCCATTGCGAATGCCTATATGTTGAAAACTGGTAAATCTAAAGATGAGTTACTAGCCATCATGGAAAAAGAAACATGGTTTACAGCTGAAAAAGCCATTGAAATTGGATTAGCTGACGAAATGCTTTTCCAAGAAGAAATTCAGCCACAAGATATCGCAGCGAATATCGGTGGCGGATTACCGCATCAAGCAGTCGAAAAGATTGCGAATCTAATCAAACAGCCACTTAATATCGATTATGACAAGTTAGCCGATAAGGTGGCAGAAAAATTAAAAAATACTGAAAAAGACGAATCAAAATCCAAAGCGAAACCTAAACAACAATCGCTAGGGTTTGACCGATTCGTTTTTTAATACTCAAAAATTGGAGGAATGAAGAATGACAATTCGATTATCAGAAAAATTTACCGACATCCGTGACCAATTTATCGCATCTATTAAAGATGGCGCAGATGTCGAAGCACAAGGAAAGTTATATGCTGAAATGTTAGATGTTTTACGCGAAGATGTAGTAGCCGAAGCACGCTTAGCGAGTGAAGCAGCGATTGCAGTAAATCCATTAGACGGAAAGTTATCTGCTCGCGAACGCAAATTCTTTAACGAAATCACTCAAACTGTTGGCTATAAGGAAGAAAAATTATTACCACAAGAAACGATTGATCGTATTTTTGAAGATTTAGAAACTGCACATCCATTGTTAACTGCAATCGGAATTGTAAATAGTGGTATGCGTCGTAAAATCTTAAAATCAACGACTAGTGGTCAAGCGGTTTGGGGTAAGATTTACGGCGAAATCAAAAGTCAATTGGATGCAACGTTCAGTGAAGAAGAAAACATTGATTCTAAATTGACTGCCTTTGTGGTTATTCCTAAAGATTTACAAGATTTAGGTGTTGGCTGGATTGAACGTTTTGTTCGTACACAAATCGACGAAGTGTTCGCAGTCGCTTTAGAAGCAGCCTTTTTAGCTGGTGATGGTAACGATAAACCAATCGGCTTAACTCGCCAAGTACAAAAAGGCGTTTCTGTATCTGGTGGTGTATATCCTGAGAAAGATCCTAGTGGTACTTTGACTTTTGCTGACGCTAAAACTACGGTTAAAGAGTTAACGAAAGTGTTTAAATTACACAGTGTTAAAGAAGATGGCAAAACCCCAGTTGTGACTGATGGAAAAGTAGCTATGGTAGTCAATCCAAAAGACGCTTGGGAAGTTAAAGCGCAATACACTACTTTAAATGCGATGGGCGTTTATGTGACAGCTATGCCATTTAATTTAGAAATTATCGAATCTGTGGCACAAACAGCTGGTAAAGTGACTACATTTGTTAAAGGTCGTTACTACGCTACTGTTGGTGGCGGTATTACAGTGCGCAAATACCAAGAAACTTTAGCGTTAGAAGATATGGACCTTTACACTGCTAAAACATTTGCTTATGGTAAAGCAGACGATAATACAGCTGCAGCAGTATGGACATTGACTATTGCGGGGGAGTAACATCCCCCACTCCACCTAGCTCGGTCGCAGTAACTACTACTGATACCACGGCTAAGGTGGAAGTTAATTGATGGGGGTATCGGACTATGGATAGCCTTTTAAAATTATTTAAACAGCGTATGCGCATTGGCTATGATACGGATGACGAAAATTTAAAAGCTATCTTGGAATCGTCCGTATCTGCCATTGAAAAATTAACAGGTAGTGATGATATTTACGATCCAACTATCAGAGAGCTAGTTATCGAACGCAGTCGCTACGCTTACAATGATAGCTTAGAATTTTTTTACGATAATTTTATCAATGACTTAGGAACAGCTAGCATTGCTAACTTAAAGGTGGTGACTGATGATGAAGCCAACTTATGAGTGGAAAAAGCCGTTAAATAATGGACGATTGAGAACGCCAGTCCATTTTTTAAGTAATAGCTATGATGGGCCAGAACCAAGTGAAGATGAATTATCAGAAGTCTTTTCTACGTTTTGTGAAATTTACAATTCGTCGATGAAAGATATTGAGATTTTGAATAATGTAAATGCTAAATTCGGAATGACTATTGTGATACGAAATCAATCGACAGCGTTTATTCCAACGCGAGATTTACAAGTTAAAGTTGATGATTATAGATATCAAAATCAAACATTTAATATCTATGACATTCGCCCGTCCGATGATAAATATACTATCGTGTTAGGAGTGGTTGGTGATGATTGATTTTGACATAAAAGGTGTGGAAAATACCTTGCGCGCGTTGGAAGACAAGCTAGGAACGAATAAGGTCAATCGTGCAGCAAGTAAAGCCTTACGAACAGCTGGGGAACAAGGCGCAGATACGATTTCGGAAGCTATCTCAGTTTATAGTCAAACAGGAAAGATGGCTGACTCTGTCGTTTACTCACGGATGAAGAATCGTGGTGGCGAACAGACAGTTGAAATTGGGATGCAAGGCGATAGACAGCCTTTATGGCATTTGCAAGAATGGGGCTATAATGCGCATGGAACATACAATGGTGTATCGCCACGCGGAGAAGGGATTGTACGAGAAACTGCTGATAGTATGTCGGCTGAATTTGAAAAGACAATTAAAGAAACGTTGAAAGGAGCATTAGGACTATGAACGATATGTTAATGGAGATTTACAATAAATTATCTACATCTACGATTATTGACAACAAACGTATTAAATTTTACGAAACTCCAGAAAACATGGATTTAAACTCCGCTCCTTTTATCGTTATCTCGCCATTGGCGCCACCAGAGCCTAGCTATTACGGTTCGGATGACGAATTAGCGATGGAAATGACCTATCAAATCAATGTGGAAGCTACCAAACGCATGAAAGCAAAAGAAGTACAATTAGAAGTCAAAAAGCTGTTGAAACAACTGGGATTTAGCCAGTTAACAGGCGGTTTAGACACGTATTTCAAAGAAACAAAAAGATACGTGGACGCCAGACGATACATTTATGTATCAGATATTTATGAAACAGATTATTAATTAAAGGAGAGATAAAATTATGGCATTTGTAGGATTTAAAAAAGCGACAATAGCAGTTTTAAATGGCGAATTAAAAGTAGTGTCTACTAAGAAATATGTCGTTGAAGGGAAGCAAGGCAAAGGTGCTACATCTAGCTTTGAATTAAGCGGATTGTCAAGTGAAGCAGTCAAAGTATACGGTTCTGATGTGGCTTACTATGTCGTGCAAGATGGTGTAGGCGACCCTAACATGAAATTAAACCTTTTAGATTTACCATTTGATATCGAAAATGAAATCTTAGGTACATTAAAGAAATCAGAAGGCTTATTCCTTTATGGCGAAGCAACCAAAGCACCAAATGTGGCTATTATGTTAGAATCCAAAGCGTTGAATGGCGAACGTGTAGCAGTAGGTATCTTTAATGGTAAATTCTCGAAAGATTCAATGTCCGGGCAAACTAAGGAAAAAAGTACACCTACTCCAGAACCGGATGAGTACACAGTGGCTATTTCGGCTAAAACTATTGACGATAAAGCACAATATGTGGCTAAGGCGATTGGTGATACCGCAGTTGCTGAATTAGAAAAATTATTATTTGTTGACGCTGCTTAGGATGTGACTTAACATGATTTATCGAATTTATAAAAAAGATGAATTAGTTGCAGAAGGAGAAAGTCCTTTAACAATTAAAGGATTAAAACCAGGTCAAACGATTAGAAAAGGGACTTATCAGATTTGCACGTTAGAGAATGGATTAGAGTCCGAACGTGTGGATTTGACAGGTTTTAAAACGAAGAAAAAGGCTAGTGAGTAATTGCTAGCCTTTTATTTTTAAAGGAGAAAAAACGATGACTATTAAATTGAAATTGCGAAATAAAAAAGGCGAATTTAAAACGTATTATCAGGAATTCGTGCCATATCGTAAACGTTTGGATTATCTGAAAGAAGAAGCTGAAATTACTGATGAATACGAAAAATTTGTCCAACAATTACCAGTAGATAATAACGGTAAGCCGATTATTCCGACTGCTGAATATACTGACTATGAATTAAAATTAGCCAATTTTCGTGCAGAGTTTGTGGCGAATTTATTTGATGATAAGGCAGTCACAAAAGATGCGATTTTAGATGGAATGGAACCGTCAGACGCTACTGACGAAATTATGAATATTATCATGTACGATGTGTTGGGCTACAAAAAAGAAGACGAGGATGAAGAAGCCCCAAAATAAGTGGAAGTGACCTACACGAAAGCTATTTGAAGTTAACTCGAGAAATTTTAAAAGCATTCCCGAGTTGGTCACTTGAAGATTTATTAAATACAGATGTGAAATATTTAGATGATATTATCTTTGTATCTGAAAAATCAAAACAACCACAAGTTATGGATATGGAAACTTGGATTTTAGAAACAGGAGGTGTTAACGTTTAATGGCAAATATGGGTACACCTTTAGGACAGATGATTGTTGAATTAGGGCTTGATTCATCAAAATTTGGTAAAGGACTTCAAAGTGCAAAAAACGAAGTCAGAATGTGGGAACAAGCCACACGAGCGAGTATGAATTCGGCTGTAGCTAGCGGTAATCGGTTGGATGGGCTGAAATCTAAATATGACGGTCTGACAAATGCGATGAAAGCACAGCAGAAAGTCGTTGATCAGTTGAAAGATGATTATGCTAAGTCTTTTGATAAAAATGGGGAAGCGACTAAACGTACAGAACGATTAGCCGGACAGTTGGCACAAGCTGAATCGAAATTGCAAGGCTATCGTGGACAAATTAACGAAACAGCTAAAGCAATCGCGCGTATGCAAGTCGAAACACAAGGATTTACCGGCTGGATGAATAAGACCGGTGATAGTCTGATTAAAAATGGTGAACGGTTAAAAACATTTGGTAATGGCTTATCTAGCATCGGAACGACCTTGACTACATCTGTTACTGCTCCTATTATGGCTGGAACGATTGCAGTTACGAAAGCGGCTATCGATTGGGAATCAGCGTTTACTGGTGTTAAGAAAACAGTCAACGAAATGGTTGACGCAAACGGAAATGTAACGTATTCCTACGCTAAATTAGAAGGTCAATTGAAAAAGTTAGCTACGCAATTACCGGCTACACATCAAGAAATTGCACAAGTTGCAGAAAACGCCGGTCAGTTAGGTATTTCCACAGACCATATCGTTGAGTTTACAAAAACAATGATCGATATGGGGGAATCGACTAACTTATCAGCAGATGAAGCAAGTACAGCGTTGGCACGATTAGCAAATATTACTGGTATGTCTCAAGATAAATTTAGTAATCTAGGATCATCAATCGTGTGGCTTGGAAATAACTTTGCCACAACAGAACAAGAGATTACCGAAATGTCCTTACGTTTAGCGGGGGCCGGAAAACAAATCGGGCTATCTCAAGGTTCGATTACTGGTATTGCTGCCGCTTTAAGTAGCGTTGGTATCGAAGCGGAAGCCGGGGGTTCTGCCTTTTCTAAATTGATGGTGTCCATGAATTTAGCTGTTGAAAAAGGTGCGAATGCTATTCAGCCATTGCAATATTTAGCAGATAGAGCCGGTGTATCAATTGAAACGATGAATCGTGCTGTGAATGCTGGAGGGAAAGAGTTAAAAGCTATTGCTGCTAATGCCGGTATGACATCCAAAGAATTTAAAGAGATTTGGAAAAATTCCACAGACGCAGCTGGAAGTTTAAGCAGTTTTGCTCAAGTAGCCGGTATGTCGAGCGATAAATTTGCTGAATTGTTTAAATCTAAACCAGAAGTTGCTTTAGAAAGATTTGTTAAAGGTTTAGGCGAGTCCGAAAAACACGGAAAATCAGCTATACAAGTATTGGATGAAATGGGCATTACCGAAGTACGTTTGCGTGATACCTTACTTCGTGCTGCCAATGCCGGTGACTTAATGACTAAAGCTATTGAAGGCGGGAATAAAGCCTTTAACGAAAATAACGCCTTAGCCAATGAAGCAAGCAAACGATACGAAACAACTGAATCTAAGTTGAAAATGCTACGCAATGAAGCAGTTAACTTAGGTATCGAATTAGGCGGTCCATTGGTAGATGCCTTACGTGACGGATTGCAAGCAGCGAAACCTTGGCTAAAAACATTGTCTGATATGGCAGATAGATTTAGTAAGCTAGAGCCAGAGCAACAGCGTAGTATCTTGAAATGGATTGCGATGGGCGCGGCTGCTGGACCTACTTTTAAAATTTTAGGTAGTGGCATAACCACGATAGGCGGATTGTTTAAAGCATTCGGAACATTAGAAAAAGGCTTAGTCAACTTAATCGCTAAACAGGCGGAAGCAAAGGCGGCTGCTACAGGTATTTCTACAGCACTAACTGGTGTAGGTACATCGGCTAGTGTTGCCAGTGGTGCTGGTGGCTTAGCTGGATTTGCTAGTGTATTAACTGGTCCAGTCGGTTTAGCAATCGGCGGTACAGTATTAGCGTTAGGTGCTGGCTATGGCGCATGGAAACTTTGGGGCGAAGAAGCGTGGAACAGCGCACAGCGTACAAAACGTTGGGGAAGTGATGTCGGACAAGCGACCGATGAAGCATTAACCAAAGTATCCAATAGCGCACAAACAGCAAGCGGTCAGTTTACTTTGCTAGAGCAAGGTATATCTAGTAATACAGATAAAGCTGTTGCTAACTTTGCAAAAATGGGTACAGCAATCGAAACGGAAATGACGAATCGGATTAATGCGTTAAGAGATGTCGTCAAAGGGCTACCAGATGATATTAAAGGCGCAGCCGAAGAACTTATTTCAGATGAGATTAAAAATCAAGAAGAAAAACTGAAGCTTGTTAAACAAAATAATGAAGAAATTGCGCAAATCAGAAAACAAGCGTCAGATAATAATAGGCAATTATCTTATGCGGAATCTGTTGAAATCAAGCAATTAGCTGATAGTAGCGCTAGAGCATATGCAGAATCGTTAGGTAAATCCGAAAAAGAAACGAAGCAGATTTTAGCTGCAATGACTGGTAACGTTAAACAAGCTAGTGAAGAACAAGCACAATCATGGTTAACTACATTAGCTAAGCAAAGACAAGTCTCTAAAGAGGAATATGCTCAAATGCGAAAAAATTTAGAAGATGAGTTAACAAATAGAAAAATTGATTTAAACAGCAAAATGGCCAAAGGATTGTTCGATTTGCTTGAAGAAAGTGCGAAAACATCAACGAATACAATTGAACAACAAATGGCTGAAATATTAGGTAAATATCCAGAATTAGCTAACAAAATCTTTTTAGCTAATGGTCAAATTATTAATGCAAATGACGCTGCTGGTCAAGCAATGATTGCACAAAATAAGCGCATGATGGAATCGTTTAAAGATTTAACCACGACTTCTGCACAATCTGCAGAAAAGAACGCAAAGTCTATTGAATTGCTAGCCGATAGAACAAACAAGTACGGAAAGTTTTGGAATAACCTTGTGCTAGATCCTAAGACAGGTGAAATCAAAACGAATGCACAAGAAGCTATTAACGAAGCAGCTAACTCAGAGCAAGGATGGAATCAGTTAATTTTTGCAAGTAAAACAGCGAAATTATCATCTAATGCCAAGTTAATGATTGCAGAGGCAGCAATTGCGAATGGTAAATGGGAATCTATGACGTTTACCGAGCAACAAGCATTAATTAAGAGCAATGCAACTAAAACAATTACTCAAGCATTACAAGTCAAAGGTGATTGGGATAATCTAACTTTCGAACAAAAGAAAGCTGTACTATATTCGAATACGCCAGAAGTCATGGCAGAAACATTAATGAATTTAGGATTGTGGGACCAATATTCGCCAGAGATTAAAGAATTAAAAGCTAGCAATTACGACTTTTTAAATGTAGTTAATCAATCTGAAGAAAAAGTAAAATCTTGGGGGACATTGCCAGTTGAAGTCAAAGAATTATTGGCTAAGAATGAAAATCTCAAGATGACAATTTACGAATCTGAAGAATATTTTAATCGTTGGAATGCGTTACCTAGCAACGAGAAATTAATGTTAGCAAACAACCAAGATGCATTGTTTAAAATCTTATCATCAGAACAGCGCATGAATGAATGGAATGCGTTACCGATTAATGTTAAACAAATGTATGCTAATAACCAAGATTTGTTAAATAAAGCATTACAAAGCGAACAATCGTTAAATAGTTATGCATCGAATAATCCACCACAAAAGCAATTGACTGGTAACTCGAACAGTGTAGTTAGCGAAGCCAATCGTGGTAGTGATGCATTAAATAGATTTAAAGGAATTACACCTGGGTCTAAGACAATGACTGGTATTGATAATGCATCTGCTCCGGCTAAAGAAGCTACTCGCAACGTAAGAGCATTTGGCGGAAGCGAAACAATTACTAAACGATTTAATATCGTAGCTAGCATCTCAGGAATGGCTAGGTCAGCCTTATCTAAATTGGGCATTCATTTTGCTAAAGGTACAAATTACCACTTAGGTGGACCGGCAATTGTCAATGACCAACCTGGACCAACTTATAAAGAGTTAGTCATTCCGAAAGGTGGACTACCATTCATCCCAGAGGGACGCGATGTGTTTCTACCTAACTTGCCACGAGGTTCTAAAGTCTTGACTGCTAGACAGACAAAAAGATTGTTCCCACATTACGCAGAAGGTGTGGGCATACCAAAAAATGCACGGATATTTAATCTGTTAAACGATAACTCAACGACTGAAAGTAATGTGGTAGATTTTAGTAATTTAGCTAAATTACTTGACGATAATCGCAATCAGAACGAACAGATTATTAAGTTACTCAATATGTTGGCTAGCAAGCAGTGGTCTATCTCAGCGCAAGACATCGCCAACAAGTCTTATCGATTTGTAGACAATTTGCAAAATCGAGATAAATTGCGTGCTGATTTAGTAAATGGGAGGTGATTAGATAGATGATAGTAAAATTTAACGGTGTGGATTTAACATCAAGAATTACGATTTTGAACGAATATAGTCCTTTTATCGGAGCGGACTATGAACCAATAGTTAGTGACGATTTGACATTTTTTTATTTGGATCGTAAATCGAAAGTCATTAACTTACCATTTATCACTGACGGAAATCCACGTTTGGTCCACGACTGGCTACAAGAAATTTTAAACGTTAAAGAACCTAAGAAGTTAGAATTTGGAGATAATCGCTATTTTGACGCAGTGCCAACAGGAAAAATAGAAATGAAACGTGGCAATCATAAAGCTACAGGAAGTATTTCGTTTTTAGTCATTGACGGCGTATCCAAATCTAAAGCCATCACTCCCTTTACCTTTACCAAACAGGCTGACGGCAGTTGGAAAACGACCATTGTAAACAACGGTAGTGAATGGGCATATGTTAACTATAATATCGACATTGCACGCGAGACTGGCTATATCGGTTTAGTATCTGAACATGGTATCTTACAATTTGGTAAGGTAGACGAAGCAGACATGGAACAAGCAAAGAAGAATGTCCGACTAGTAACCACTGGCGGAACATTTACAGGTTGGGTAGACGGTCAGTATTTCCACGAGAATCCAGCCAAGCAAGATGTAACAACTATGGGTGTATTGTCGTCGTTTGGCGGTTGGCTCGGAACATTACCGTCAACGTTTACTGACAGCAGTCCGAAAGGCTATTTCGGCGCAATTAAAGAAATCGAATTACCTGAAACAGCTACAGATTGGTATTTATGGGCGCGTGCGTGGTTTGAGACTGGTAAGATGGGTCAAACTGGAGCGTGGGCTTTAACAGTCATCGATGAAAACAATAAACTTATTGCCGGCATGGTCTTGGAAAAATACGACCGTAGCGGTAATAAAGCGTTGTGTAGTTTTTTGATGGGCGATAATGGTGGTTCGTTGGTAAAGAAAACTATTGAATTTACTCCAAGTTATTGGGTATCGCAAAATCCATACGGTAGTGAGTCACGCGACCAAAACAGAAATATGTTTGATTTAAAGAAAGAATCAGAAAAAATTACGTATTACTGGTACGGTGGCTATCACAGCTTTACAGATAATCGATTAAAAAACGTCAAAGCTAAACGGATACAATTTTTCGTTGGTCAGATGTCAGGTCGTAACACATCGGCTAATCAGTTAGTTACTCATCATTACTTGTCTGATTTATCTTTTACCAAGTTAAACGTGCCTTACTGGCGAGATGTACCTAATCGCTATCCAAGTGGTACGAAGTTAAAAATCGACGGTCAAGAAGGCAAGCTATACGTCAATAATAAGGTGGCCGAAAAAGACGAAATCAAAGGGAGTAAGTACTTCTTAGTACCGCCAGGCGAGACGGAAATTATTTTAACTACATCAAGTTTTGGTGAAATTAAATCAGCCACAGCGGAAATTGTAGAAAGGTGGGTATAACATTTGACAAGGATAGCAATTAGAGATTCAACAGATAGCTATAATATTGGATTTTTAGACAATACGAACGGAATCAAATATCATTCAGCCGACTTGGAAGTGTATGCTCAAGGGTCGGCTTTTTTAGACCTAAAATATTATTCAAAGACGCAACTAATCGATGTGGGAATGCGTTTAGCGTTTGTTTTTCGTGGAAAAGATTACTGGATGACTGTTACATCAGTTAGTCGTGAGTCTGAATATGAATATCAAGTCGAAGCGCGTAGCTTGTCACTAGAAGCATTGCGAGAAGTCCGTTCGTCGTATAAGGCTAGTCGGAATATGACGTTTAAAGAATATATTGACGCGTTCGATCCAGAACATTCGATACGTTTAAATGTCAATACGATATCCAATCGGTCAAGGAAATTAGAATGGACTGGCGAAGATACGATTTTGGCACGTATCTTAAGTCTGGCCACGAAGTTTGACGCAGAAATCGAATTTGAAACAGAATTAAACGATGATTACTCATTAAAAGAATTTAGATTGAATGTCCACGCGTTGAATGAGTTAGGGAAAGACCGTACTGGTATACCGTTTAGAATTAGTAATAGTCAACTAAAATTGATTAAATTTAAATCAAGTATTGATGAATTTTATTCGGCTATTCGTGGAACAGGTAAAGATGGCTTAACCATCAGCGGACTTGATAAAAAAGTCTATGACGATGAAAAGAAACTGCTATTTTACACATCAGCCGGAACGATTTACGCGCCACAAGCAAGAGATAAGTTTATTAGTATAACTAATAAAAAGACTTCTGATGGCTATATCGTTCGTGAGTTTGACAATACGCAACACGAGACAAAAGAAGCACTATATGCGTATATGCTTGGTGAGTTGAAAAAGCATTGCGAGCCACAGATTGACTACACAATTGATGGCTACATTGATGCAGATGTTAACGATAAAGTATTGCTGATCGATGACAAATATACGACAGATGACTTAATGTTAACTGCACGAGTTAACAAGCAAAAATGGAGTTTAATTGATAAACTACAAGGCAACAATCGGACAGAATTATCTAACTATGTACGTGTATACAGTGAAATCGCTGACGAATTAATCACACGAATGAATGCGCTGATTGAGGCGAATAAAGTGTATGACGTACAAATTTTGACAAGCGATGGTTATTCGTTTAAAAACGGTCAAGGTAGTACAACCTTAACTGCACGCGTCATGGATGGACCGAGAGATGTTACCAACGAATTTTCCGTTAATTGGTATAGCGAGAATGATTTAATCGGTCCAGATGCATCTATCACAGTGCAAGCAAGTAGCATTAACGAAAAGGGCGTATATCGGATAATCGCCTATAAGGACGGAATCGAACGTGGTAGAAGTGAGTTAACTCTGATTAATGTTAATGACGGTAAGGGTGGAAAAGACGGTACGAGTATTTTTAACTTTGACACTAATTATCAATACAAACAATCAGAAATTGATAAATACGGTACAGTTGGATATCGTGGTGTTTGGAATGTTATTGGGGATACTTCACCAGTAAAAGTAGGCGATACAGTTATATTGAGTGTGTTCAATATCGACAAGCAAAGTAAGTCTTTGATTTTTGGAAAAGTCAACGGTAAAGGTAGCACGTCGTTAGATTGTACCACTACCGCTTTAGTCGAAAAAGGCGAAGTCGGTCCTCCAGGATTGGATGGCCAACAAGGAAAAGATGGTGCAGATGGAATACCAGGAAGAGATGGCCAAGACGGTCGGACATCTTACGCACATATAGCCTACGCAGATTCAGCGGATGGTCAGAAAAATTTTAGTGTATCCGATAGCCATAGATTGTATATTGGCTTTTACACTGATTTTAATGCGACAGATAGTACAAACCCTAGCGCTTACCGTTGGACACTTATCAAAGGTGCAGATGGTCAAGACGGTGCTGATGGATTGCCAGGTCCAAAAGGCGCTGATGGGCGGACACCATATTTCCATACAGCTTATGCAGATAGTGCAGACGGTCAATTAGGATTTAGTACGACAAATGCTAGTGGTAAGCTATACATGGGTACTTGTACGGATTATATCCAGTCAGACCCAACAGATTACCGTGCTTATACGTGGGTTAAAATCAAAGGAGAGACAGGGCAGACTGGACCTGCCGGACGAGATGGTCGAGACGGAAAAGGCGTTAAGTCTTATGCAATCACTTATCAAGCAGGAACGAGCGGCGTAAGTTATCCAACAGGCAATTGGTCGAGCAGTATTCCAACTGTTCCTAAAGGCCAGTATTTATGGAGTAAGACCACACTGACCTATACAGATAACACGACTTCTGACACTTATTCAGTCGCTTATTTTCCGGTAAATGGTGCCACAGGCGCTACCGGTAATGGCATCAGTAGCTACACAGCCGAGTTTTATTTATCTACTAGCAAAACATCTCAATCAGGCGGGAGTTGGACTACCACACCGCCTACGTGGTCAAACGGTAAGTATATCTGGACTAGATATAAAATCGGCTATACGAATGGCTCGACTGCTTACACTACACCGAATTGTAGTAGTGAGTGGGAGGCGGTTAATGACGTTCAGAAAAATCTCGACGCTGCTAACCAAAATATCGCTAAAAAAGTAGACCAAGAAGCCTACGATAATGATAAACAAGTCATTTACGACGACATCAGCAAGAAGTTAGATGATGAAGAGTTTCGAAAATTTCAAAAAACTATGAATGATCTAAAATCAAGTTACGAGTCATTCGTAGGTGAAGGTGGCCGATACGAAAAAGAGTTGCAGAATGCGTCGAAACGTGAACAAGCGATTATCCAAGAATTTGGAGAAAAAGTCCAACAATTTAATTTCATCAATACTTACATCCGTGAGAGCGAAGAAGGGATTGTAATTGGTGCTAAAGGAAATCCAATGCAAATGCTATTAAGCAAGGACAGCCTATCGTTTATGGATGGTGGACAAACCGTAGCTTATTTTAGTAACCAATCATTCTATATTAACCGTGGGGCGGTTGTGGACTCATTACAAGTTGGCGTACACAAAATGACACGCATTAATAATGAGTTTACAGTTATCCAATACGTACCAAATTAATTAGGAGGTGGTTTCATTGGCTTTATCAGGTAGTCAATACGAATTATTTCATAATAGTTGCCATAAGTTAATCGTTGAGTGGTCTGCGAGTCAAAATGTCGGTGGTAATTACTCAACCGTGACCGCCAATCTATATGTTCAAGGGACGCAAGGGTGGTCAACAATCTATTCAGGCAGTGTGGCGAAATCAGTTGCATTAGTCATTAATGGCAATCGTAAGAACGGAACAGCTAGGATTGATATTAACGGGACTGAAAAGCGATTATTGTTAAGTCATACAGTCAATGTACCACACAACGCAGACGGATCTAAGTCATTTCGAATTGAGGGTATGTGGAAACCACAGATTACTTGGTCAGGAACGTATTATGGTAGCGAAGAGTGGACAAGGCAAGACTGGAGTCTGAACGCTATTCCACGCGCGAGTACGTTTAACCAATCAGCTACAACCTTTAACATGGACGGAGAAGGCACAATTTATATTAATCCAGCTAGCTCTTCGTTCACGCATAAGCTATATATGCATTTCGGGAATAGGCGAGTGTTGTTAAAGGATAACCCACCTACCAGGCAGAATTTCACTGTGCGATTTAGTGCCAGTGATTTTGCTAGTCAAATTCCGAATGCTACGAGCGGCGTTGGGACGTTGACTCTTGAAACATACAACGGCGGTAGTTTGGTCGGCAGTAGCTCAAGGCAGACGTATTTAAATCTGCCATCTAACTACATTCCTAGTCAGCCGAGTGTTACTGTTTCGGATGAGTCGAGTGTACCAGCTAAATTAGGCGTATCTAAGACAGCAGGTATCTATGTTAAAGGGATGTCGTTACTTAGGTTTAGTTGTTCGTCAAACGGCACAGTCGGCTCGTCAATCAGTAATTACAAGGTACAAATCGGAAATCAGTCCTTTGGATTTAGTGGCGGTACGATTGATATCGACTTATCTAAATTTGACGTGGGTACTGGTAGTTTGAATGCAACTGTGACCGTTACTGATAGTCGAGGACGGACAAATAGTCGGACAGTTAGTCTAAATATCCAAAACTATACAGCGCCTAAAATTAATAACTTTAGCGCGGTCCGTCAAAATAATAGTGCTACTGTCATTATTACTAAGCCGGTGAGTGTATCTAGTATTTTAAACGGTAGTACTAACATCAATAGCTACACAGTTAAGACTGAGTATAAGCTATCATCAGCCACAAGTTGGACGAATTGGCGAAATGAGACAAATACCAGTGCAGTCATTAATTCGGGCGGTTGGGATGTCACGAAAAGCTATGATATTCGTGTGACTCTGTCTGACAAACTTAATCAGATGGTGGTTACTGCCAGTATTTCCACGGCTAAGACGTTAATCAGTTACCATAAAGACGTTGGTGTCGGTATTGGGAAAATGCATGAACGTGGAGCGCTTGATGTCGGTGGAGATATGTATGTGAGTGGTACTTTGGATAGTACGACTATAAACGGCAGGGCTATTAAGCAAAATGGGCGTACTTTGTTGGATATGTTCTATCCAGTTGGGGCTATATTTATCACGACTGTAAATACCAACCCTTCATCATATATGGGTGGAACTTGGGTTAGGTTTGGTAATGGTCAGACTTTAGTCGGTGTAAATGAAAGTGATGGAGATTTTAATAGTGTCCAAAAAACTGGTGGTAGTAAGTCACATACAATTGATTATGAAAATTTACCACCGAGAACAGGATTACAAGTTAACTGGAAAGGTGGGCTAACGTCATATTCTGAATGGAAATCAGGAAATTTAGCAAAAGGAACCTGGATTATGTCAAATGCTTATGATACACAATCGCCATTTAGTAAAGCTATTAGCAACCTACAACCATATATCACAGTATATATGTGGCGGAGAACAGCATAATTTAATTTACAAAGGAGCAAACAACATGGACAAACTACAAGAGTTACAACAAGAATTACAAGAATATCAATCAAAGGTTAGTGAATTAACTAATCAGATTAATCAAATCAAAGCAGAAAAAGAAAACGAAATTCAAGCGATTATCATTGGAAAAGACCAAACATTAGCCAAGTTAAACGAGTTAATCGGAGATGATATGAAGCGTCCAGACACGCTAAAAGGTCTTGTGCAATATGACATTGGCGAGAATGATGTAGATATTGAGTTAGCTTTCGTCAAACAGGCAGTGTTAGATTTAGCACTGGTCGTAAATGATTTAGTGAAATTGATTAAATAGCTATGTGCAGTAGAGTGCAGTGCGTGTGCAGCGGCTGCACTTTTTGTTTAAAAGAAAGATAAAGGTGGTAAATATGCAAATGATGTATTGGATTAAACAGTTAATGGCAGACGATTATGGTCAGATTTTAGTATGGTTGATTTTTATTTTGATTTTAATGGGTGTGGATGTGATCACCGGTTTAATTCAAGCGAAAATCAATCGCAATATCAATAGTAAAAAAATTGGTGATGGCATTTTGAAAAAAGTTCAGATTTTACTGGTGTTAATCGTCATTGTGCCGCTAACCATTGTCTTGCCTAATGTAGTGAGTACGACGGTTATCATTGGTATTTATTTGTTAGAAACCTACAACGAATTAGTCTCTATCAATGAAAATCTCAAACATGCCGGGATAAACACCAACTTATTAGGACCAATCACGAAATTATTGAACAAGGATGATAAACATGAATAGCTTAAATTTAAGGCAAGTATGTGGTGGAGATACAATCAAACAGGCTGACTTCGGTTCGGAGTTGGCCTTTGAACTTTTGGATGAGCAATACGTTAAATTTAGGGAGCCTTTAGGAGAAGCAGCAAAAGTGATTCTAAAGAAAGATAATACAGCGATTTATCAAAAAAGCGTACCAATTACTCAAAATACAGTATTGTTTAAGTTTGATAAAATATTGCCAGTTGGTAGCTATGTTTTGGAAATCATTGTGGGAGATTATGTATTTCCATCTAACAATCGAGTAATTATAACTGTCGAACAAACTTATGGAGATTTCGAACCAGAGTATCTAGTTAAAGTGTCCTATGAAGAATTAAAGGCAGATGTAGATGATTTGAAATCAAAAGTAACAGCCTTAGAAGAACGTCCGATAGTCGATACAGTGTTGACTGAACGTGTAGAAGCGTTGGAACAAAAAGAAGATAAAGATACATTATACGATGATACAGCCATCAAGAAAGAATTAGGCGAGCTTAATCAAAGTATTTCCAAGAAAAAACTTTATTATGCTTATGCTAATGATGAAAATGGCACGAAAGGATTTACCAAGGCTGATGTATACGATTGGTTTTATCGTGAACTTTATCCTTATTTTGGTATATCCGATAAAGACAGCGATAATCCTAATGATTATATTTGGATGCCTGCAAGGTTAGCATCTAATGATAAGTTGGATGGCGCGATAATTGAAATTAATAAATTGAAAAAACTACATGAAGCCAGACGACCTCCAACAAGCTACACGTTAGACCGCACTACTACACCGTGGACAGTTTGGTTTGATAATGGTTGTGGCTTGCAATTTCCATCATATTCGCCACGAAATGATGAGGATTCTGATGGAGAAAATACAATTTATGGTTTTGGTTACAGCACTAACATTAGTAATACTGTTCCATATCAGTTTCCACTTCCTCAGAGTATAATCGCAGCGAGTATGGGACATATCTCATTACTCAAGTTTGGAAAACATGATGTCAATAGCTTTATCTATTGGGATACTAATACAAAAGTGTTAAATCCAATAAGAGATGACGCAGATAAATATGATTGGTCTAGATGTTACGGAGAAAATGGTAATGATGTTGCATGGAAAGCTACTAGGAAAACGGTATTTCCAAGAGTATGTTATGAATTAGGAATTTGGTCTGAAGCAGACGTACTTTATTTAGGCGCAACCAAAAAATAGGAGGAAAATCATATGAACAAAGAACAATTATTGAAAGAAATCGAAGCACAAAACTTAAAATTAGCGGAGTTGAATACAAAGCTATACGAGTTAGAAAACAAAGAGCAAGCTGATGTGGATAAAATTCGCAAAGGCAAATCTGAGCAAATCAAAAAATTAGAAAAAGTATTAGGCAAACAAGGCTCAGCCCCACAGCCAGATACAATCAGAGGTTTACTTTCGTATCAACCAGACGAACTGGAATCGTTTACAGGAGTTGCTTTAACGTTGATTTTGTCGGCTTTGGAGCAATCGACACAGGCAACGGTTAATGCACTAAAATTAGTAGATTAGGAGGTCATCAACATGGCGATTAATATGGAAACAGCAATCAATTATATGTACCAACTAAAAAATCGTGGCATTACTTACAGTATGTCAGGCAGTCGTATCGGTACAGATGGCACAGCCGATTGTAGTGGAGCGGTATACATTTCGTTGGTTAAAGGCGGAGCAAAACCGCACAGTTACCCAGTTAATACAGAGTCAGAGCATGCGTGGCTAATTGACAATGGATTTGACTTGATTGCATTTAACAAGAGTTGGAATATGCAACGTGGAGATGTATTAATTTTTGGTATTAAGGGACGCTCTGCTGGTGCTGGTGGACACACAGCGATTGCGGTCGATCATGATAATGTCATTCACTGTAATTATGGATATAATGGTGTGACTGTTAACTCCGAAACGACAATGCCATACAATATGGGATTTTATGTTTATCGGTATCGTGGACCAAAACCGACAAATACACCAAATAAAGCGCAATCTAAGCCATTCACTCAAACAGGCATTCAGTGGATTTCGGAAAAATGGCACTTTAAACTAGCCGAAAATATCAATCTAAGAACTGCACCTAACACGAACGCCTCAATTATTGCTAAACTTGGAGCAGGTAGCGTGGTCAATTATGACGCATATGCATACGCAGATGGCTATGTGTGGTTACGCCAACCACGAAAAGATGGTACTTATGGTTATCTTGCAAGTGGTGAGTGTGTTGGGAATAAGCGCACAAGCTATTGGGGTAGCTTCAAATAGCACGGTATGATAAAATCATATCGAACGAACTAACGAAACATTAGATGTACCCCCTATGTATAGGACAATTTTCAAGGTGGGAACACGCTTGACGGGTTGAGTTATCTCAACGTATTTACGTTTTGTCTATACATAGGGGTTCTTGTTAACTAAAAAATATAGCCCTAGTTTTTCTCTAGGGCTATATTTCATCTGTAAATAATTTAAATTTTGTAATGATTTCGTTATACAGCTTTGGGTACTCTATTTTTATATTTCCCATTGTTGAAGCTGTTAACTCTCTACTGTGGACAGTTGAAACTTTACTTGTCCTACAAAAGCAATTTCTATTTAAAGACAACTTATTATAGGCAGTTACATCAATAGGAACATCATATGTTGAATCGATATTTTGTTTTCTCGGGATTGTAGAAATAGGCAGAACAGTTAAGTCGCATGGACCGTATTCTTTCTCACAATTTATTATTAAAACAGGTCGATTTTTAAATTCAATTTGCTGTGTATTAGAATTAAAGTAAGGGAAGCGAGAACCCCTAACTTCACCGATCAGCCTTGTATTGTTCATAAGACAAGTACCTCATCAGTAAAATCTTCAAATTCATCCACAAACATATCGTAAACATGATCGTACGGACGTACTTTTTTGGCATCTTCTCGTATGTCTTCATAAGTAATTAAATTATTACCTATTTCATCTGATGACAGACCCTCTCTGCTTTTAAGCCAACATTCTTCGTGATGAGTTAAATCGGCTAAACTCCAGGCTTCATATTTTCCGTATTGATAGACAACGCTATCGATAACATATCTTTCAGTTTCTGTTAACTTATTTTTTTCGTCTATGCTATACGGTTCATAATCTTCAGAGAAAAAGAATCTTAGCTGAGGCAATACAGGACCATGTCTCCATCCTTCAAACGGTTCATCAAAGAGAGGGTTTCCAGTCAAAGCTAAAGACTCTCTTTGCGCTAAATACATCATTTTTTGCAATTTTAGTTCACTATTGTTGTCAAATTGTGACCGTGAGTATAGTTCATAACTGTGAATAAGGTATCTTGCAAAGTCTTTGATTGTAGCCATATTTACTCCTCCTTACATCTAATATTCGTTTCTAGTTCAAAGTAAGTATACACTTGACTGTCAAGTATTGTAAATAATTTATTTTGAAAACATTATAAATTTAATAATTTGATTTTTTCTATTTTTGTTAATTTTTCAGCTAGGGTATACAAAAAGCCCTTCTCTAACATGATAGCTAGAGATAGGGCTTTTCGGAGTCTCTCAAAAAAGTTATGTCTAGAATATAACAAGGAGAACTCATTTCACACCAATATTTTAACATCTGTTAAAAATTAATTCAATAAAGTGTATAGCAAATATTAATGTTTACTTTAATATTGGTATATCAAGGTTAGTGATAGAAAATTTTTATACAGTATATTCTACAATTATTTAAGCCCCGCCCAGGACTTTTTGATTGCCATATTGATTGCCATTGGATTTAAACTCGCTAAAATCGAGTAAAACTCAAATCGCTATATAATAGGTAGTTTTTAACTTATTTAAACCCAGTTAACCGTATAAATATTTTGTACATAATTGTGGCAATCCATACAGAAATAAATGATGGTAAGAATGCGAGCATGAGATAGGCCGGACTACTGACTCCCCCTTCGATTAACTTTTCAATGTCTGTACCTTTAATAAAATTATCAACAGCCACCTGATACAAAGTGATATAAATGAGTCCCTATTGAATATAGTATTCAATTAAGGTGAAGATGGTCATTGATATATGCCATTTATTTGCAAGTTTACTGACTAGAAAATATAAAATGACTCCTGAAACCAAAATTAGCATAAACATTGTCATAAAGGGGGACTTTCCAAGTGGTGTTACGATATATTGGCAGATGAGCAAAAGTCCAAATACTAGGATTAAAAATACAGTTGTTGAAAAGAATAGCATTGTAACAAAAACAGCTAAAGTTTTAATGAAAATAAAACGTTCGAGTCGTTTGGAATTAATCACTCTTCCTAAAAATAGTAGTAAAACTAAAAGTATAATCTCGTTCATTTCTAACCCCTCCATTTTTTATCATAACAGAATGATGATATTTTATAAAATTTATTATCAACATGAGTAAATAACCTAATATGATAATTTACAATCGAAAAAATAAACTGGAAATTGCTAGTCGTTTTCACTATAATAAAATGCATGAAAAGGGGGAAGATAGATGATTCAACGTGTTTTAAAACAAGCAAAAGAGACGTTAAAAGATTTAAATAAGAACAAATGGCACTATTTGTATACAGGAATTTTAATCCAGTTAATATTTGGTGTTGCGGGAAGCTTTATACTTAGAAGAATCTTTGGCTTTGTATTGTTGATGACGGGACAGGATAATTTGAATAACACAAATATTGTTCAGATACTCTTGAATCCAATGGGTTTTATTAGTTTAATTGTTTATTTAATATTGTTAGTAGTATTATTATTTCTTGAATACCAAGTTTTTTGCTTAATGATTCTAGGAGCAAGCAACCAGAAAAAAATAGCATGGAAAGAATTATTTCATCCAACGCATTTAAAGTTGAATAAGCAAAATATATTCAACGGATTGTATTTTTTAGTATATGTTATTTTAGGAATTCCGATTGCCAATTTAGGTTTATCTACTACTTTGACAAACGAACTATACATTCCGGATTTTATTACAGGTGAATGGAGTAAGTCACCAACTAGTGCAGTTTTGCTATTTGTTGGGGGCTTGACATTGATTTATTTAGCCTTTCGTTTTTTATTTGTGGTTCCATTATTTACACTGACTGATTTGAATTTCCCACAAATTTATAAGCGAAGTTGGCAAATGACAAAAGGTAAATTAATTGAATTTTTCTTAAGTTTTACCTTGATTGAATTTGTATTACTGCTCATATTATTGCCTGTGTTTTTATTATCTATAGTTTTAGCCTTAATTTTAGATAATAACGGCAGTAATCTATTCTTAGAAAGTTTATTATTGACTTTGATTAATGGATGTATCTTTGCCACCAATTTATTTGTAAAAATTGGTATTTTTCATTTACTGATTCAAAATATGCAATCGTTTAGCAATAATTTACCTTTACATAATGTCCAAAAGAAACGCAAATTTGCAAGTTTGGCCTTATTATTTATGGTTTTTGCAAGTTTTTATTTAGGTGAAACCTATCAATTGGCAACGCTAGAATATAATCCAAAAATTGAAATTGTCGGTCATCGTGGCTATGTAGCTAAGGCAGTTGAAAATTCAGTAGAAGGATTGAGAGCCGCTAAAAAAATGAAAGTAAATTATGTTGAATTGGATTTACTTTATACAAAAGACCATCAGTTTGTAGTCATGCACGATAACGATTTAAAACGTTTGGCTGGTCTAGATAAAAAAGTGTCTGATTTACCTGCTAATAAAGTAATCGGCTTAAAAATCAAACAAGATGGACATACAAGTAAGATTGTAAGCATGAAAGATTATTTGAAAATCGCGAAGCAGTTACAGATGCATTTGATTTTAGAATTAAAACCTACTGGAAACGAGGACAGTAGCTATGTTATTCGCTTTGTAAATGAGCTTAAGAAAAGTGGAATGGAAAATCAAGTTAAAATTATGTCACTGGATCTTCCTACGATTCTTGCTGTCGAAAAATTAGATCCTGACTTAGATACAGGGTATGTTATTCCAATTCAGTTTGGTAAACTGCCGAATGAACCAGTAGATTTTTATGCTATCGAGGATTTCTCCTATCGTCCCCAGTTAGCAGAAGATGTTCATCAAATGAATAAAAAATTATTCGTATGGACAATCAATTCGCCTGATAAGATCCGCTATTATTTACAAACCCCAATTGATGGGTTAATCACGGATGAGTTAAAGACAACAAATCAAACCAAAAATGAATTAGGACACGATAAAAGCTATATTGATCGTTTATTGGACTTAGTACAGCCATTACAATGATTATGAAAATATTGATGAATGGATTATTTTGGCTCTTTTCGGAAGGTTTCTAATTGATTAAATGAAACATAGAAAATGAATAGATAAAACCTAAATCATCTAGTCAGTTTGTATAGACTTAGAAAATAAATCTAGCGTATAAACAAAAATGCCATCCAAGGAAAGTTTGTCCTAGGATGGCTCTTTTTAGTATATAGTGATAAGATGTCAAAATAGCAACGCTTCTTGTTTTCGTTTGAATTCTTGGTATACTTCTGTCATTAAGACAGTATTTTCCACTAGTTTTTCTAACCTAAAGTGAATATCAATATTTTCAATTTCTTGACGGTTAAAATCTTGTCCTTCAATAAAGACAATCTCAGGCAAGACTTGAGCTTTCATATACGATAATATTGGCTTTAGTTGCATTTCAGGGACAAGATAGTGCTTGCTAGAACCAGCTGTGACTATAATACTGACTACTTTATCACGCAAGGCTTTTTCCGGTAATAAGTCAAATATATTTTTTAATATTCAAGTCACTGCGATTTGTCCAGGTGGCGTACGGACCGACTTTTTAGACCAAACCTCGATGAAGCGTCCGGCCAAACAAATTGAAGATTATGATGTAGTTCGCCAAACAATGTCAGGTTTTGACCGTTTAAATCATAATCAAAGTGGCGATCCGGCTAAAGTGGCCCAAGCGATTATTGAAGTGATTAAAATGGTGCAAGCACCCGAGCGTTTATATCTAGGCGTTGGAGCACTTGCCGCATTACAACATCAAATTAATCATGTGGTCGAAGAAGTCAATCAAAATGTTGCTTTGAGCCAAAGTACAGAACATGAATAATCAGATGCACGAGTCAAAATCATGCTCGTGTTTTTGTTGTATCGCGACTGAAATAATGATATGCTCAAATTATAAATAAAACTGCGAGGAATAAGATGAATAAAGACCAATATCAGAACATTTTTAAGAAAGCTAGAGAATTAATAAATCAAAATAGTCTCATTAATTTACGTGATTATCGTAAAAGTGGTTTTTATTATGGAGAATTTTATCATGATTTTGTTATCCTCAAGACAAAGGTTAGTATGGGGTCTGTTAGAAGTGATAGTTGTCAATGCCAGACATATGGAAAATACGGTGCTTGCGAGCATACTATGGCTTTAAGGGCAGAAGTAGGATTGTCGATTTCGTGGGAGGATGCTTATGTAGAATTGCACGATGAGGAAAATGAAAAGAAAATCGAAACATACAAGGTTGATGCTTTAACACAATTCATGGATAGTCTGCAAAATCATTTTTTAGTTTCCGTAAGTCCAGAACAATTACAGCCACTTAAACTTTATTATCAGCTCGATTATGCTCAAAAATCAGGGCAAACTGCCTTTTATTTAAGACTGTATGTCAATAATGGAAAGCGTAATTATTTGATAAAAAATATTCATGAATTTTTAAATAAGTGCTTTTATACAGATCACTATAAGTTGACGCCTAAAGTATCGATAGCAGTAGCCCCAGAGTGTTTTTCAAAAGAGGACTTTGCGTTGATTCAATGGTTGATGGCTACTCATTTAGGACATTTAAACTATGTAGATTATCGCGAACATAGTCAAGAGAAAGAAGTTGTGTTGGATAGTACGACAATGGACGAGCTGTTAGAAAAATTCCCGAATCATTTATTAAAAATTACTGTAGACAATCAAGAATTTACGCAATTTCACACCATGCCAGCGGATTTGGATTCATTTATTACTTGTCATATTCAAAAGGTCGATGAGAATCTAGTAACACTGTTTTTTGAAGATAATCTTGAAATGACCGACTTTACGTATTTGTGTGCGGTGATTAAGGGACAATTGTATCGTTTGGATTATCAGTCTGTTTTACTATATGACACTTATTCTGACTTTCAACAAAAATTATATCGTTATGTGACGTGGCAGTTTGATAGGTTGATTTACGGTTTTGATTCAATCTTTCGTTTCTCCTTACAAGAGGCAAATGCTTTCTTATCTAAATATTTACCAGTAATTCAAAAATTTGCGGTTGTGGATATTGATCCGACTTTGACAGAAAATATGATTGTTGCGCCATTAGTTCCGAAGTTTTATTTTTCTGAGGTAAGATTTGGGGTCCAGTTAGACTTGATGTTGCAATATGGTGATATCGTGCTTGCGAAAAAATCAGCTTATCGCCAAAATGCTGACCAAGCCAATCAGTTAATTCGTGATATCGATCAGGAAAATCGTATCGAACAGTTTATTTTGGCTAATCAATTTGTCGAAAAAGAGGCTAGTTATCAATTATCGATTTCTCGTGATGAAGACTTCTATCATTTCTTAAAATATACACTGACGCAATTTGCCCAATTCGGTGAAGTGATTTTAGATGAAAAACTTCAAGAAATGTTTGTCAATCAGGAACAGTATAAGCCAAAATTGTCGATTATTAAAAATGGTGGTTTTTTAGATGTATCTTTTGAAGTCGACGGTATTGAATTAGAAGATGTCGAGCGTGCTTTAGTTGCTTTAAGTAAGAATGCGGATTTTGTGCGATTAAATGATGGCCGCTTGCTTGATTTGTCTCAAGAGGAGTTCCAAAAAGCAAGTGAGTCATTGTCCTTGATTCGACAAGTCAGTGAACAAAAAGCCAACCAATTCCAGATGCCCTTATATCGCGGTGGACAGTTAGCCCGATTAGAAAATGAGCAAATCGAGGTCAACCAAGACTTTACGACTTTTGTTCAACATTTAACCCATCCACAAGACTATCCGGTGGATTTACCAAGTGGATTAAATGCTAGTTTACGTCCTTACCAATTAACGGGATTTCGCTGGTTGAAGATGTTAAGTGATTATCAGCTTGGGGGGATTTTGGCGGATGAAATGGGTCTAGGAAAAACGATTCAGACGATTACTTATCTGTTATCTGAAAAGCAAAATGATCCATCAATGAAGGCTTTAATTATCGTACCAGCCAGCCTTGTTTATAATTGGTATCAAGAGTGTAAGCAGTTTGCACCTGAGTTAAAAGTGCAAGTCGTAAATGGTGGGAAAGATAAACGGGCCGAACAACTCGCGACTGAAGCGGATGTATATGTGACAAGCTATCAAAGTTTCCGTCAAGATGAAAAATTACATGCCAAAATAGCCTATCAAGTGTTGATTTTAGATGAAGCGCAGATGGTGAAAAATAGTCAAACGAAAACGTCCCAAGCCTTGCGTAAATTAACGATTCCAAAACGGTTTGCCCTTAGTGGTACGCCAGTGGAAAATAAACTTGAGGAATTATGGTCAATTTTTCAAGTGATTATTCCGGGATTTTTCCCAAGTAAGGCGAAGTTTAAGAAATTCCCAACCGAATTAATTGCTCAGATGATTCAGCCATTTGTGTTAAGACGGACGAAAGAAGAAGTCTTGCTTGATTTGCCAGAACGAATTGAGACAAATTATTTCAATGAATTAAGCAAAGAGCAAAAAGAAATCTATCTAGCACAGTTAGAACAAATTCAAAAAACGTTAGCCCAAATGAATAGTGACGAGTTTAAAAAGAATCGCATTAGCATTTTAGCTGGTCTAACTCGCTTAAGACAGATTTGTTGTTCGCCACAGCTTTATTTAGATGATTTTCATGGGGAGTCTGGAAAATTAGAACAGTTAAAGGAATTACTGACTCAGGCTTTGGAAAACAATCGCCGCATCTTAATTTTCTCGCAGTTTGCTAGTATGTTGAACTTAATTGAAGCTGAGTTAGCGAAGTTAGATATTCCATGCTTCAAATTAGATGGTAGCACGCCGAGCAAACAGCGTATGGAAATGGTAGAAGCCTTTAATCAAGGAGATAAACCCGTCTTTTTAATTTCGCTTAAAGCTGGTGGTACGGGATTGAACTTAACTGGGGCGAATACGGTGATTCTGTATGATTTATGGTGGAATCCAGCTGTAGAAGACCAAGCAACAAGCCGTGCCCATCGAATGGGACAAAAAGAAGTGGTCGAAGTATGGCGTTTGATTACAGAAGGTACGATTGAAGAAAAAATCTATGAGCTCCAACAAAACAAGCGTGAACTCTTTGATCAAGTCATGCAAGGGGATGAGTCTTCCCTTTCTCAATTAACCGAAGAAGATATCCGCCAAATTTTCCAAGTAGGGATAGAATAA